TGCAGCTACCTTCAGACCTAAGTTCGGAATCGGTCTGCTAAGTGAATTTTTTATCTGCTGCGAAAACCGTATTTATATATATGTATGTAATTAATATATAGGCAGCCTTATAAATTCCTGCCGATTTCATCGCTGTCCTTCGTTGTATCAATTCTTTCAACCTTAAGCTTTCCGCCTGCATTTCTGGAAATATTGGCTTTTATCCCCCCCCGGCAGGCTTAAGCTTAACTTATTCAGTTTAAAATTCAATATTAAATCCACAGTTGCATGCATGATGAGATGTACATTGTCATCAAGCTCTGCAGTTTCAAAAATATCCTTTATGCTTTGCTTAGCCTCTTGTGCCTGCTGCTGTTTCGCTCTTTCACGTTCTGCATCAGGACATTTACAGGTTTCACCCGGCAAAACAATCTGCCCGCAGAATTCGCAAATATTTTCTTCTTTTGATTGGTTCATAATACTTTCCTTTCAAATTAAAACGTTACACATATATTCAGCACGGCAGCGGCAATCCAGTAAACACCTGTTTTAAAATTGCCTGCTGCGAAATAAGGCACCGATGCACACAGATCCAGTGTGATTAATATAAGCGGAAATATTTTTTCTTTAATATTTTCCATTAACCGATTCCCTCTCTGCACATCAGCTTGTCCTTCACTGTTTCATATACCTTTTTATCCTTAAGCTGCTTCAGCTTTTCGGCAATAAACAGCTCCCCGCCCGCAATCGGCTGAATTTCATTCAGTGCAGCCGTGATTTGAAGCTTTGGATTATGAATGTCTTCCATCATTACCGAAAACGTCCAGCACTTTAATTCACTGTTCCAAAAGCGCAATAAATAAGCTATGCGGTGCGGATTTTTATACTCCGTTCCACGAACGGTTATTTTACAAGGAATATTAAACAGCTGTGCAATATCAAGTTCTTCTATTGTCATTGCGGCACCTGACTTTCCGATGCACTGGAATGATCAAGTAATAAGTACCATTTCAGTGTATGAATTGCTTCATCGGCACAATTGCAGACGATTGCAAAATTGCCCAAATCGTTAAGCAGCTTTATCCATTTCGTCTGCTCCTTGGAAGGCCTACTGTGGGCATCCTTTTTCATTTCTATGTAAAGCGAATGATAACTGCCTTTTGCACATGGCAGGCATAAATCCGGAACGCCCTTTTTAAGCCCTGCAGCTCTTAAAGTGGCGCCGTTAATCCGGCTGCGTTTCCCTTCATTGGTAATATGATAAACGGCTTTCAGCTCCGGGTACTTTCCCGACATCCACTCACACCATTCAATTACTGCCTGCTGCTCCCTTAATTCTTCACTCTGATTCATATATTGTTTTATCCTCCGCTTCGGATTGCCTATGCATCCTTGCTTTTGCAAGACTGCTCTGCAGAATATTGATTTGTTCATATAAGCTGTCAACCGTATTTTCCAAATGCAGCTTTTCCTGATTGCATTCTGCAAGACTATTATGACAATGCAGCAGCATTTCACAGTTTTTGCAATTCAGCTTCTGTCTGCTTCGTGAACGCTCCTGCTGCAGTCTGACTTTACGCTCCTGTTTTTTCTTATCAAAATAATCCGATATCAGGCTCACCGCCAATACAAACAACATACCAAGCACAAAAATCATCAAACTTATTTTGATTATTTCGGTCATACTTCCCACCTCCTCAGCTTACGCTTTTAGCATATTTATGCCGGGGCTTATGCTTCGCTTCCCGTGCCCTTTGGTCTTTTCTGAAGCAGGTATAGCTGCAGAACATTTTGCTTTCCGTTTTGTATGTCCAGTTATCACGATACGAGCACCAAAACTCCTTGCCGCAGCATCTGCACTTATACATTTTGCCGCATTGTGAATCATACATTATGTTTCTGCCTCCTTCATTCTTCATCACTCCAATCTAAAGCCTGTCCGCATTTATTACAAAAATCACTTGCGCGACTTATAAAACTATTGCAGCAAAAACATTTATAAATCGTTATACCTGCTTTCCAAGTTACGGCACCAAGTTTTACATCTTCATCATTCTTTATTGAAATCGGCTTTTTCGGTATCTGCTTTTCAAGGGCTTCAATACCCTTTGTAAGTGCTTCAACATCTGTATCGCAATCATCATCGAATATACGCAAATCTTTTAATATCTCAATCGCTCTTTCAGCTGTCATTGATTTACTCATTGTCTGCCTCCTTTAACAATTCAGGGTTGTCGTGGATGTTGCCGATAACTTTAATATATTCGAAATCACATAGCGTTTTAGACAAAAGAAGTAATCTTGATTCGGGCAGTTCATACCACACTTCAAATGCAGTGGCATCTTTACTGTAAAAAACTTTTCCGACAATTCTTACATCCTCAATATAAAATTCAACAATATCTCCCTCAAAGATTTTATTGCCGTTTTTATCGGTCAAGCCTGTGTATTGACCTACGGTTTCAGGGATTACCTCAATCATTGACACAGTTCCGTTATTAATAGCACTTTTATTTGCTCCAATCGTTGAAACACAGATATAATATCTGTTGCCTGAAACAATCAACGAGCCTAAAACAAAACCATCTTTTAGACAATCTCTCCATACATTAGAGAAATGATAAAACTCATTTTGATTTTTCGCTTTTCCTCTGAATAATATCTCTCGCATTTTATCCCTCCTCATTTCTCTTCCAATCCGCAAGGATATCAACATACTCGTGATATTTATGCGGACGGATTGGTCTTTCAAACGGCGGTGTGCTGAAGGTCAGCAGTAAGCATTCGCCTATGGTTTTGTAATGTTCAACAAACTGATAACCTATCAGCTCACCGTTTTTGATTCGTTTCTTAATTATGTTGTGATATGGGTACATCAAGTTATCCCTGCCCCTGTTCATTTTTTCTTCCGCAAGCACAAGGCTTTCAATTCTGTTCAAAATACGACTTTCACAAATATCATCAAGCTCGTCCTACGTTATATCCGATACAGGATATTTACAGAGATTATCGCAAATACACTCTGTTAATTCCTCTATCGGGTCCTTACGGATTAAAGATTTATTCGGCATAATAATCCTCCTTAAAAACTTTCACTTATTTTATTCAGAACATTCTTCATAACAGCTGCCAGCTTTTCACCCTGCTCTGCATCCTTTGAAGCAACCTTATCAAGATGTGCTTTAATTTCATTTGCAGTCGACTGCAAATTGCTGAATAGAAAGCGGATTGCCGTTACATCTTCATCGGCATTAGCTGCCTTTGCTGCTTTAAGCGCCTGCTGCAGCTTTTCATCAGCTTCCTTGTTTTTCGCCGTAAGCTCATTTATTTTTTTATTCGCTTTTTCAGCGGCCTGTTTTTTCGCCTCGCTGATTTCCTTATCTTTATTATCAATAAGGATTTTATTTTTATCCTTTTCGTTTTTTAGCTGATTTTTAAGCTTTTCAATTTTCTCTGCATTCGCTTCCTGTTCTTTTTTAATTGCTTCGTCAATCGCCTGCTGTATCACTTCAGGATCCGGCTCAACCGTTGCAACCACCTCCGAAAGCTCCGAATCCTCCAAGCTTCCTTGCATATCATTAAGCTGCTGAATAAGCTCTTTATTTTCACTCTCTGCATTTTCAAGACTGAAGGACAGCTGCTCAATTCTGTTTTTGAATTCATCAACCTGCTTTTTCAGTTCACGGGTTGAGAGCTCTTCAACATTCTTATCGGCAAGAAACTCTTCACGTTCATAAGAAGAAATCTGCGAAATCAGCTCAAGTTTAGTTATGCCAAGACCTGCATTTTCTTCCATATAGCTTTCACCTAATTTTTCATAGGCCGATATGTAGGAATGCGCCTGCCTTGATTTAATACCGCATGCCTGCTCGGAATAATCCTCAAAGGTATCGTAGCCAAGCTCGGCAAATAAATTATCATCACGCATTGTTTTTAAATCTCTGCACATATCAATGAGTGCAGACTGAACAATTTTTCCGTTAGTAAGTATTCTCTGGTGAATAGAATATGCTTCTTCCCTCTTTGTTAAATAGTTTTCCATTATGCCGCCTCTTTCTTCTTTTTCTTATTATTTGCTTTCATAAATGCCTTCCACTTTTTTATAAATGCTTTTACTTCGTCAGTCATACCGCCGTTGTATGTTGTTCTGCACTGAACAACATTTCCGTTTTTATACTCCATGGTGTAAAATGGCTTATCCGGTTCCGAAGCACGGCGAATTAATAAAATATTGGTTTTTCCTTCAATATATTTATCTGCATAGTCCGAATACACACAATGATGAAGCGTTGTACCTTCCTTCTGTAGGTCTTTATAGTCTTCTGCAGGTCGGATTAACAAATTGCCATCTGTAAAGTAATATTTATCTTTCAGCTTTAGCAAGCGCTTTTTGAATGATTTCATTTTTTCAGCCTGTATTTTTGCTTCCTCTTCTGCCTTTTTCTGATTCAGTATTTCCGTTAACTGCTGATGTGCCTGAAACAGATTCATAGGAACGGCAATGTTTTTATCCGAAATATCATATTCCAGCATTTTACACTGTTTGATATAGTCTTTATAGTTTTCAAAAAACAAGCATTCATTTGTTTCACAAGAATGATGACACGCACAGAGTGCACCCTGCTTGTTGATATAGGTAATGGCTTTTTTTATACCCATGAACAGCAGCAAAATCTGTATTAAATTAAAATGATTTGCATTTCTTGATAAAAACGAAAACACTTTTGAATCCAGTTTAAGATTATTATTTTTCATAAACTGCATTGCCTTTATATTTTCCTGACAATATGCTGTTTTGTGTGTTATTCCGTATTTTCCCAATGCCTTCAGATGAAGCTTATCCAGCTTAAAGAAACCGGGAACTGTTTTTGCTTTAAAATTAAAACAACCGCCGAGACAGCCGTAAAAATACTGTTCAACAATATTGTTATAACCCTGCTTCATAAGCCTTTCCGTTATTTCGGGATAGGAGCAGTAAAACTTCAGATATTTGAACATATCCACTGCATTTGTTTCACCCATATATTCCATAAGGCTGCTGTATTTCAGATTGCTCTTCAACAATGCCTTTTCCGGCTCAAAACACTTTATTCCTTCCGTTTCACTCTGATAACGATAAAACGGAGCATTGGTTTTCTGTTTATTTGTGAACAGCAGTTGATTTGTATAACGATCACCGGTATATGCATTTTCATTCCACCAACTATAAAACATATGGCAATATTTGTGCAAATCAAAATATCCTATCTGCCAGCAGGTCCAGCTTGGAGTGCATATATGAAAATCTTTTGAAAATTCATATGAAAATCTATACACATACACAATCAGATCGCCTGATTTATCCACCTTAAATTCAGCAACATCTGCAAACATATCAGGCCGTGAAATACCGGCATATCTTTTTGTAACCGTTCTGCCGCAGCAGGGGCAGACAACCTTTTCATTATGCTTTGCCATTAAAACATCAACATCATTATTCGTATAAGTACGCATCGCTTTTATTTCAATAACAAAATCATTGCCGCACCCGGTACAAAAACCATAACGTGTATTACCTTCTTTATACTGAAAAAGAATATGTGCATCCGCAAGCACAGTGTTATGCACATATTTTTTCAACCTTTCCGATGGCTTGGCAGATTTCTTCAGCTGTTCAAGTATCTGCTGTGCTTCTTTATCGGTAAGTAAATTTTTCTTTGCCATACTGCACCGCCTTAAATAAAATCAAGCAAATCAATAATCTTATTTTCGTTGCAAGCGACTGCAAAACCGTAATAATCAACAATCCACTGCCAAAGGTCTTCATCGTTCCCGCCGACAAATGCATGATTACCTGATATTTCTGCCACACCATCATGCTTAGCGTGTTTAAAAATATTCATCAAACAACCTTCGAGCGTTCTATTTTTATTGAGTACCTTCTCGGCATTTTCATCATTAGTAAGATAATCATCAATAATTTTTGAAACAATCGAAGTAATGTAACTGTTTTTTATCTTTTCAGCTTCCTTATCTATCTTTTCAATAGCCTGTTGTATAAGCTCTGTCATATTTATTTCCTTTCATTGCCCGGTGTCTGCTGAATGAATGCAGGGAGCATGCCCGGCAGAAACATCCTACTGCCGGATTTTGGATTATTTCAGTTATTTTATTTAAATCCTTGCCTTTGGCTTGTGTAACAAAGGCCATTAAGTCCGTTGATGTTTGATTTTCATGCTATGTATTCACTCATGCAGCACACCGCTCTTTTTATTTTGCTTTGTGGGTTGTTTGCTGCTAAAATTGTGATATAATATATTTGTCAAATATTTACTTATGTTTTAAGACAACAGTTAGGAGCTGTTGAAATGAGTATTATTGACAAAATCATTCTCATAATAAAAATGATTTGCTTGAAAAATAATATATCATTAACTGATTTTGAAGTAATATTATCTGTTGTTGAAAAAGCAGTAATTGTTATTTATTACATAACGGTGATATATTTTCTGATTATTAATCAAATCATAAATTCTTTATTATGAGATAAAGGAGTTGTTTGCTGTGAGCAAAATTAAAGCGTTCAATAGCAAAATGCTGTCTGCTTTTTTAGCTGTGTTAATGGCATTATCTTGCTTTACAAGTGCATTTAGTGCATGTGCATCGGGTAATAACACCGAAGAAAAAAGCAAAAAGATGCCATACAGTTATGTTTGTTTTGTGACAATTGAACACGCAAAAGCACCGGCATTTTCTAAAGACACTGATTACAAAAAAGAGTTTATAAGAACTAAGCGGCTTAAACTGCTGCTTAAACCAAGTTTTAAAAAAATTGTTATGCGGATTTGATACCGTTTAAAATCAATATTTTAAATTTGGTTGTTCTTAAAACTTATTAAATATTTGATTTAGGCAAGATTAATTTCTTGCCTTTTTTATTCCTAAGAACTGTTTTTCTTCATTTCAGATAATACGATGCGCTGCTGTGTGAATTCGTTCAAAACATTAATATTTACCAACGGCTCCTTGCCGAGCTTAACTACATTCAAGCCCGGAAGATTCATAAATTCCCTTGCTCTGCGTTCACAGCAGCCGAAAATACGTTGTATATCCTCCACGGTAACAAATAATTTATCTATCTGCAGAGCATTGATTTCTTCAATCTCTGCCTTTAAGGTCTTAAGCTTCTGAAGCTCTTCATCTGCGTTACTGAATAACATTTTATTTACTCCTTAAATTCATTTGACAAAAACGGCATTTGCCGCTATAATAAAAGAAGATAATATTTTAAGCATAATACGATTTTATATTATCTCCTCTGGCCGGCTGCTTCCCTCAGCCGGCATTTTTCTTTTTTTATAAAACGGGCACTGTCTTTTAAATTTTGTGCTTATCAGGCACTGACAGCGGCCGTAATGACTTGCAAAGCAATCCTTCTGCTCGCATTTCGGATATTCTGTCTGACGTATGTTTCCCATTCTCTCACCTCCGAATTTAATTTCTGCTGCTTATCAGTACTGCCATTTTTCCGGCTGATTTATAAAGTCATAAACGATGGCATGATTCAGTTCCATAAATTCACTCTCACTTATGGCATCAAGTTTCCGGGCCATTTTAATTTCACCGTAAACCTCATGCGCATAAAATATATTGCATCCGTTAACGGCATATGTAACCTCTCGTTTTAAACTATCATATACACTTGACACAATCTCACCTCCTGCCTGCTGCTGTGGTTTTGCTTTGTGGGGTTGTTTAATTTTCAAATTTTGATATAATTAAAATAAAAACGAGGAATTTAATATGATTGAAATTAATTTCAAACAATTTTTAATGCTTATAAGAGTAAAACACTTTCCTATTGATACTGCTAAAAACAAATTATCTGATGAAGAAGAAAAAATATTAAATTTCCATATAAGTCACGGATTTATTCAAGCAAACAATGACATTGAATATCTGCCGACTTCATCTGATGTGATTATTGGTGATATTCCGATTGTGAAATCAACAACATTTCAGATTACACAAGAAGGTAAAGCCCGAATATCTGCTTATAAATCGGCCTTCCATAAATGGTGGATTCCAATAATTATTTCAATCGGGTCATTTATCCTGTCTTGCATTTCACTGTCAAAATAATGGCTGCAAAAATCAGAGCACCAATACTAAACACATCCGGCAGCAACGGATACCGAAGAAATATCGGCACACCGCTGTGATATCGGCTGTGTTTCAGTTCTTTATGAATTACACGGTATTCTTTAGCAGTAGTTGCTTTATAAAAATCTTCCATCATTTCTTCATAGCTCCGCTCCGGCGGAGTTGTTTTATTTTGTTTCATTTTTTCTACTCCTGTGGTTTGCTTTGTGGGGTTGTCCTCATCCTATTAAAGTTTTATCTCAGTAAGAGCTGTTGTTTGATTTTCAAGAAGCAACTTACATATTTCCAAAATATCATTACTGTCCGCTACGCTTTGTACATCTATTTTTAAGATTTCAAGTATAGCGGATATCTTTTTTGTATTATTACGCCCTACTACGGATGCCATTGCCCGATAATTAAGCTGGTCACTTTTAATAAGGTTTTCTACTTCGGATTTATTGAGCATGTTTTCACCTCCTGTGGGTTGAAGTGGATTTGGATATTAATGTTGTATCTTTTTAAGCTACACAATCGTCAAAAAAAATAGCATTAAATAAATCTTTATCAAGATGATACCGTTTAGCAATTGCTTTCATTTCAGTTCTATTAAAAGCTGCATCTTTTTTTTCATAAATCTTTGCAGCTAAGGTTTTTCTTGATAAACCGATTGCATTTGCTAATGTTTCCTGTGTATCATTATGCTCTTTCATGATACCAAGTAATTTTAAACTATTCATTAACACGCCCCCTTTGCTTTGTATCTTTCTAAGATACACTCAATATACATCATCCATTTTCATTTGTCAATACCTTTTGTATCTTTTTTTTTGCATTTTGAGAAATTTTGTTGACATTGTGTGTAAAATATGATACATTTCATATGTAACGAGGTGAGAAAAAATGGAAACTGGCGAATATATAAAACTTCTTCGAACTAAAAAAGGTATTTCACAAGAAGAACTCGGAAAAGTTGTTGGAGTTCAAAGAGCAGCTGTTCAAAAATGGGAAGCCGGAAAAGTTCAAAACTTAAAAAGAAGCACCATAAAAAAACTTGCTGATTATTTTAATGTTAACCCTATTAGTTTTATAGATGATGATAATAGTATTTTTAATAATATTAATCTTTCATTTCACGAAAAAGAAGTTATTACTGCATATCGTAATCAACCAAATATGCAAAATGCTGTTGATAAATTATTAGGTGTTGAAGAAGAAACAATTAAGCTTCGTGCTATTGCCAGAAGCACAGACAACCAATCACTCTGCGAAATCAAATTGACAAAAGAGCAACTGGAAGAAATAAAAAATGCTCCGCCGTTTGACGAAGACATTTAATTTCCAATATTTACCTGTATTCTTTCTTTCACCCGGAATGTACAATATTCAGGGTGATAAAAATGACGGACAGTTACGGAAAATACAAAAAAGCAAGAAACGCGGCATGGCAGGTATTAATAGATTTTGATATAAATTGTCTGCCTGTTAAAATTTCTTACATAGCAAAAGCTACAGATATTAAAATACTGAAAAACAGCAAATATAAAATGCTGGCAAAAAATCAAATCGGACTAAGCTTTAGACAAAATAATGTATGGTATATAATTTATGATGATACAGTATCAACAGAAAGAGCACGATTTACTATAGCACATGAATTGGGACATATATTTTTAGGCCATGATTCTTTATTATACAGAAAAACGATTTATGATAAGGAAAAGCCCGAAGAAGAAACCGAAGCGGATATTTTTGCTTCACGCCTATTGGCTCCTGCCTGTGTTCTGTGGGCATTAAACCTACATACTGCAGAAGACATTTCCGAAATATGCGGAATTTCACATCAGGCGGCAGCTATCCGAGCAGAACGAATGAAGCTGCTTTATCAACGAAATAAATTCCTTACCAGCCCGCTTGAAAGAAAGGTTTATAAAAATTTTCGGCCTTTTATAAATAAAACCTTATAATTTGTATTATATTTGTAACTTGTGAAAATTGTCGCAATGTGTTAACCTAAAATTATATAAGGGAATATAAATTTAATTTTAGGAGAAAGCAACTATGAGCGAGAATACGGATAGAATATATAAAGGAAAAAAACTTGAATTCTTTCCTGATGAATACATAGTTTTTGATTTGGAGACAACAGGAACAAATATTAAAAAAGACAAAATCATTGAAATCGGCGCTATTAAAATTAAAAATAATGAAATAATTGATAAATTTGAAACATTAATAAATCCTAACATACCTATACCCTACAAAGCTACTGAAATAAATCATATTACTGACGAAATGGTAAAAGATGCACCCACCTTTGAGGAAATTGCTGATAAATTATATATCTTTTTAAAAGATTCAATTTTAGCAGGCTATAATGCTGATACTTTTGACATTAATTTATTATACGATGCTTATGAAGAATTAGGGATAAAATTCACCAATGATTTTATAGATATTTTAAATATTGCGAAAAACATCTTGCCTGAACTAAACAATTACAAATTGGAAGAGGACTTGGTTCCCTACTATAATATTGAAGTAAAACAATCACACAGAGCTATTTCTGATTGTATAACGGAATACAAAGTTTTTAATGAATTAAAAATTGATTCTGTTAATAAAAGGCATCTTAACAAATATTATGCAAAGAAAAAAAGTACAAAACAAGATACCTCATACTTAAAATTCCCAAATATACAGCTTGATGAATTCAATGCAAACAAAGTCACCTTTGAACAAAAAAGATTTTTAGTTACAGGAAGAACAGAGCAAAGAGAAGGAAAATCTTTTGAAAACTTTATAAGAAATAATAAAGGAATAGTCCCAACTCTTAATAAAAAAACACCTCAAATTGATTATCTATTTGTAGGATTACAAAATCCTGATCGCTGTAATGATAAATTAAATTTTATAACAAATAAAATACAAACTGTGTTAAACCAGAAAAACCTTGGTGAAGATGTAAAAATATTTGATTTACGGAAATTGGAACACTATATTGATAACAAAAGAACATATAGTAATGACGATTTGATTACTTTTTTTGAAAAACAAATTAAACCTGATTTTTTAAAACTCTCAAAATTAGAAATAAAAGAAAATAAAAGTGGGTATAACTCAATTGTTATTATATCCGAACCAACGGTTTGGCGCTTTGGTGATACGAAAGAAAAACTATTTGCTCGGTTTAGTATTAATAATAAAAACAATTATATTGCTTTCCCAAGCTCTACTGAAAAAATATTTAAAAAACATCAACTGCCTTATTATACTGTAAAATCAGACAGCTGGATAAGAATATCTATAAATGAATTTTATTATTTTTCTGAAAAGGTTATTAAGGAAATAATAAATCAATTATTTATTAGAGCTTTTAACTATCCTTCATTTGGTTGCTGTTCAAAATATGACGAATGTACAAAAAAAGGTTATTGCGTTCATGATGATTTAATCTATGCAAATGTTGCTTGCCAATATAAAAAGTTAATTGAAAATTTCAATAAGGAGAATGAAAATGAAAGCAAGTGAAATGGATGCGGAAAAACTAAAAAAATTAAAGAAGGAATTAAAGCTTCCAACGACAAAACCTTTAGTCTACTATAAACAAATTGAATATCTAAAATTTGAACCACATATGGTTGTTGATTTTGAAATAGCTACAAATCATTCAGAGTCAAAAACATTAAAAATTTATTTAGAAAACAATAACACAGTAATGATTTTAAGTGATTATCTTTCTGAAATGCAAAAAAGTAATTTTCCAAAACTACTTTCAGAATAAAATAAATAAAAAAACCTCCCGGCTGCCGGAAACAGCCAAGAGGTTAAACAGCAGGAAAGGTATATATAACACAATCCCACAAAGCAATGTTATTGTACCACACCCTGCAGAAATAGTCAAGCAGGGCTTTTGCACCCTGCCGGCATGCAATCGCCTGCAAATGAATTAAATTAAGGAGTACGGTACAATGGCAAAATCCAAGAAAACCAAGGGCAGATACAACGGTGAAGGCTCACTGTATTTTGATAAAAGCAAAGGCCGCTGGTACGGCGTTGTTACAATCGGATTTGATAACGAAAATAAACCGATAAGAAAAAAGGTCAGCGATAAGGATCATAAGGAAGCCAAGAAGAAATTTAATGAGCTGAAGGAGCAGGTGCGCAAGGGCACCTATGTTGACAAGGACAACAGCCGCCTTGAGGATATTGTTTCTTTTTTGATTGAACGGGATAAAGCCCTTAATGTAATTAAAGAAACCTCATATAAGCGCAGGAAGGAAACACTGAAAATCATTCAGAACGCGCCTATCGGGAAAATGCCGATTCAAACCATAGACGAAACCAATTTATTAATTTTCCTTAATTCCATAACGCACTATGCGCAATCCTATATCAAAAAGATTTATCAAAGTATAAACAATGCGTTTATTTATGCCCAGAATAAGGAAATTATATATAAAAACCCGCTTAATCAAATTAAGGCGCCCAGATCTGACATAGCAACGAAAAAAATCACTGCATTAACCGTTTCGGAACAAAAGCGTTTTATCAATATTTTACATAATGAAAAAGCAAACCACAAATTCAGATACATTTTTGAATTGATGCTTTGCACCGGGATGCGCTGCGGCGAGGTTATCGCGCTGGACAGATACAAGGATATTAACTTTAAAACGAATCAGATTTACGTGCGCAGAACTATGACCAAAGATGAAAAGGACAGGCCTATTCTCGGTCAAACAGCAAAAACGATTAACGGCATCAGAACAATAAGCATGAATCAGGCCTGCTGCAGAATTTTAAAAGAATATATTGACACACAGTTCATTGACAACAAAGAAAACCTGTTGTTTTATGATACCGACAAGGATAAGCTGCTGTCAACCAATCAAATCAACCATTCTTTTAAGCGCATCATTGAAAAGTATCAGATTGTGCCGATGCATGAAGAAATGCAGCTGTTATCCGAACGCAGAAACAGACGGAAAAAGACAGTTGCATATAAAAAATATTCTTATTACAAAAAAGACGGCGATACGTTTGCTTTATTAGGTAAAAACCCGCCTGAAGACTGGACAACAAACTTCGGCCGTTATTATTACAAAGCAATTATTGCAGAAAAAGAATATACTGTTCATATGTTAAGACATACATTTGCAACAAGATGTATTGAAAGCGGTATGCCTGCAAAAGTTTTACAGAAAATATTAGGCCATGCAAACATACAGACCACGCTGAATACATACTGTGATGTATTCGAAGACTATGAAGAAAGCGCAATAAAAAAGGCAGAGCAATATATGGAAAAATTACAATTTATTGTGTAATTGCTCCCTGCGTTGCTCCCCTGCTTTACAAATTATTGGAAAAGGGCTTGATTTTAAGCCAAATTTTAAGAAAGAAATGCCCTTCGACCCCTGTCGGGCAGACCAAAGAGAGCAGTTTTATTTCTGCTCTTTTTTTTCTTTCCTGTTACCAAATATAGCATAATTAAAAGGAATATTCAGTTTTAATGTTTTAATATGCATTAAAACGAAAACAAGTTTACATCTGTAGTTGCTCCCCGCATTGCTCCCCATTATCCTTATATAAAAAACAAGAGCAGGGTTACCCCTGCTCTGTTATGCTGCCGCTTTGTATTTTTTTTTAATGTATCAGTCTATGTGTTTGGTCATGAAGCATCGGTCATTTGATGATGTATTCAAGCTCCATGTAGTCCTCAATTTCATAATCATTTGCGGTAACATTGCCCTTCAACCCAAGAACCTTAACATCAAATCTTAAGGTGTGTGGTTTATTATCCGTGCTGTGCTTCGGTGAAACAGTGAAAGCGTATTCGTATATTGCCGTAAAGGTTCTATCGTTCTCTTCCATTATGTAACCTTCCGCTTCGCTTTTCAGCAGTGAATCTATCTTATATTCCGCAAAGGCTCTGCTGCGCATCATTCTTACGGTTGAATATTTCTTAAGCCAGTTTGTAAAATTATCAATAAAAATGTTGAACATATATTTTTTCCTCCAAATATTCTGCGACAGCATAGATTTATTCTATCACAATAAAAAGAAAAGCTCTCTATCTCATTTGAGAAAGAGAGTTTTTTTATAAAAATCATCAATTTTTTTCAAAAAATCCTTGACATGTCACGCAATGCGTGGTATAATGTAAATGTAGTAAGGAGGTGAGAATAACGAATGCCAAAGACATAATAGAAATTGTCCTGACAATATGGTCAAATATAATAGCAACAATCACACTGCACATATTAATTCAGGACAAAAAGAAACCCGCTCCTAAAAAGCACTCCAAACGCAAAAAGAAGCGGTAAAGGGAACGGGGAGGAAACTCCCCTGACCCTGTGTCTTTAGTATAATATATTATTATGAAAAAATCAATACTCTTATTAATTATCTGTGCCTGTGTCAGTTGCGTATTAGCTTTTACTGTCTTTTCTGAATTCAGAATTATTGCACTTTTTATTTCAGCAATAATGGCTACAGCTGCTTTAATTATGGCAATCAGATTAAGGAAGGAAGCTAAATAATGACAATAAAGGAAGCACGAAAAAAAGCAGGTTTAACGCAACAAGCCTTATCAGATTGGCTCGGAATACCAAAAAGAACGATTGAAGATTGGGAAGCCGAACGCCGCAATTGCCCTGAATGGTGTAAAAATTTAATAATCGAAAAAATTTTAACATACAACAAATAAATATAAGCCCTCAATCCTATTAAGGAAAGAGGGCTTATATTATAACTTATTCAATTTTCTTTAAACAACGCGTAAGCACAGATCCTTTAATTTTCCTGCGCGTACCCATTTGTGTGCCTCTTACCATAGTACGTTCATTATCGGCGGAGTAACCAAACACATCCACTCTGGCACCATTTTTAATTATACCGATAATGTCACCGTCAGCTGAACGAACATTGACGGAATTGTACTTGTTTTCATCCGAAACCTGAATTTTCATTTTAACCGCATTTTCCATACTTTCTATCCTTTCACTGCTTATTTCGCATAGTAATTACCGTTATATTTCAGGCAAATCCAGCCGTTCTGAATTTGTGCCCAGATATCACCGCCAATAGTTTTAAGGCTCAGCGGCTTAATCTCTATGCCCTTTCTGAGCACGGCATAATCATTGTTTCTTGTGCTTGTGCAGCGCTTCTGACCTGCAGCGTTAATCTCGCTGATTTTCTTGTTACGATAATCAGTTCCCGCACCTGTTCTGATTTTTACATTGCTTGTAAGGGTGTATAAGCTGCCGATTGTAAAACGGTCATTTATATTCTGCTGATTTTTCGGTCTTAAGAAGTTAATATTCTTCCAATCGGTGTGCCTGATGTTTTTCACCGTTCTGCAGCCGTTGTAATTCTGCTCAATGGTGTAAAAATAATCCGTTGTTGCTTCAAGCACAATGCCGATGTGGCCGTATGTGCCGCTTGTCCGAACAAACACATCCCCTTTTTGCGGTACAAAATCAGGTGTATTTGCAATCGGTATGAAAAGGCTTTGTATATACGCTGTATTGCGTTTGCTCCAGTAATCCTTGGCATTGCCGATGCTTTTAGGCATTGTTCCCAAAACCTCTTTAATAAAGCATTTGACAAGGCTTACGCACTCGCCTTTATATGTACCGTTGTAGGCATAAGATTTTCCGACCTTATATTTATTCAGGAATTCGCTGAACGTCATTGTTCTTATCCCCCTTTTCCAGATTCATTACGGCGGCAAGCCCTGCCGATACGGCAGAGATACCGAGACCGATTAAGGCTGATTTCACAACCTCTTTGCCGCTTGAAAAATCAACCGCAACAAGGTTGACTGCAATATATGCAGCTGCTGCCTGTAAAAAGGTTCTTGCCATTCTTCTGGCTGTTTCTTTTGTAAATTTCATATTAAGCATTATCCGTTTCCTCCTTTGGCGGATTTGTTTTAATTTCGAGCTTGCGCACGCCCTCCATAACTCTTTCTGCAGAGCCGTTGCCGCCAAGCTCTTTATATGGTGTATATAAATAATCGTTTAAATTTTCGTATTCGTCTTTCAGTATCCAACCGCGTTCTATATACCGCATACCCAAAAACATAATACGGTCATGACCCAACCCGATAAGCATATTGGTTTTGGCATCCTTTGTCTGCCGCTTCTGCATAATAAAGCCCCAGAAGCCGGACGAAGCCAAAACAGATATAACCGAGGTCAGCAAAACAATAACACTGTTACTCATCCTTTGCCTCCTGTGCCGCTTTCAGCTTATTTCTTGCAGCCTGTATCAGCTGATAGATTTTGTGTTCCTTCGGCATTTCAACAAACTTGCCGTTTTCAAATAATTTCATTTCAGTTTCCCCCTGCCATATATACCATTCTGTAGGTTTTGCCGCTTATCTGAAAGCCCTTAAACTGCAGCCCGATATTGGTTATATACCTGTTCGGCACGGCAGCGGCCGTAAACAGCTGTGTTTCCTTAAGCAGACTGCCGCCCGAATCATACAACCTTGCATGCACAAGGATAAACTGACTGTCCAGCGTTTCGGCTTCAACATCCAGATAACCCAAATCATACACATCCGTATCCGTTTCAAACACGGAAAAGGTGTATTTATTCAATTTGAGTGCTATGGCATGACTGCCCGTGCCGTTTAAAACCAGATTATCGGGCTTAACAATCATTCTGACCTTAGAAGCCTTCTGTTGCGAAAGGTCGGCGCTGAAATCATTAAGCATAGGATAAGACTTTATATATTCACCGTATTTCTCGGGCTTAATACCCTTGACGAAGGAATACAAATCATCATCCACAATATGACTTGCCAGTATGAGCGCATCATCAGGATTGCCCGTGCCGCTGTCCAGCACATAGAGCTGCAGCAAATCATCATCACTGTACCCGCTGCCGTTCATAACGGCATCTGTTGTAATAATGCTGAATGCATAACCAATCGCAAAAGCTGCCATGGCTTCCTCCAACACGGCGCCCAGCTCCTCCTCAGTAGTGGCTATGTACATCTGCACACCGTCCTTGCCGTTTTCACCCGGTGCGCCGTCCTGTCCCGGAGGACCCTGTATGCCCGGCGGTCCGGGCGGGCCGTCAGCTCCGTTGAACAGGCCTGCTGCTGCATCGGCCTTTATCTTATCCGCCGCTGCTTCGGCATAGGCAACCTTTTCGGCATTTTCCTTAACATAATCGGCATATGCTTTAATCTGCGGATAATCTTCAACTGACGGGCTGTCAGAGGGCTTGTCACGCTTAATAATATGAATGTTCAGTGTTCTGATTGTAGTACCCGAATCGGGTGTTTTAATATACACCCAAGCTTTAACCGAATCATACGGCAGCTGCAGCGTTATATCGGGAACGGCAACTGTTCCGACACTGTTTTCATCCACCGTACCTTTCCTGATTTCCGGGCTTTCGGTACCGCTTTCATAATGCACCTCAAAGCCGTTCTGCAAATCAAGGCCTTTAATTACAAGCTGCTGCCCATAATCATACCGATACGCTGTTACATCCGCTGTTTCGTTTCCTGTAAATTCCACATTCATACTCAATACCCCAAAACATAACGCAAGGTATAATCTGCGTTATTATATGTAATACCCGATGCGGTACCCGAAGCCGTATTATACGGATTGCCCAAAATACAATCATCATGCACATAAACGCTTTTTGCCGCGACCTTGGTAAAAGCCGTATTGCACAAAAAGGTTGAATGTGTTGTTTCCGGAAAGAACGTCACGGCTTCCTTTTTGATGAACTGACAGTGAATATTCGTATTATCAACATATGGCGACCACACCAGCACAATGCCTGTTCGCTGCTTGCTGACTGCCTCAGACAAGTTGATTTTTACACCGCTGCCCATTTGTATCGGGCCTTCATATAGAATTTTGCATCCAAATGTTGAAAAAACTTTCTTGATCTCGGAAATATTCGTTCCGTTATGTTCCACGCTGTATAACGGCATATGACTGAGAATGCCGTTTTCAAAAATATTCATTCTTTCCACAATAGGTGCAACAGGGGTATTCTTCGTTTCCGTTCCTTTAATGACGGTTAAGGTAACCTGCTCAATACCGTTTTCCATTTTTGAATATTTCGCGCATATCAAATCAATTCTTTTATATTCAGGGGAGCAAGTATCAAGGCTCAATATTTCTTTTTCCCCGTAAGGCATTCTGAAAACAACGCCCTGCATTGATGCGCCGCCGTCCGAAATTTCAATTGTATTATTATTTTTCAGCTCTGCATTGAATTTTGAGCCTTCGTCAAATACAATATCATCCTTTCCGAAAACAGCGGCATTAATTGCCCTATCATCAGCCGCTTCTACAGATGTTTCAATTGTGTTCCCGGTAATTATTTTAATTCCCATATTATTTAACCTCGTATTGAATTAAATTATTGTCTTTACTTAAAGTAAGAATTTTTTTAGAAATACATTTTGTTAATTTTTCGCCGGTAATATGTTCATAAACCGTTATCAACTGCCCAATTCCCTTATCGCCGCCATAAAGAGATAGCTCGGCACTTTCGTCTTGGGCGATCAGTTCTTTAAAATGTTCAATTCCGCTTTTTTCCAATTCTTCAAGGCTTTCCACACTGGAATAATCATACACAGCGGTTCTTTCATCTGTGCCGAAATAATACTGTGCTCTTCCGATTGTTCCACTGCTTTGCAAATACAGATCAAGCACCTGACGTTCCTTTAATTCGCCCTTTCCAAGACAAATAAGATGATTAATCGGACAGATGCTTTTTTGAATTACAAAATCACAGTCATAATTATCCATTTCATCATTAACCTCGGGAAATGCAGAAATATAAACTTTCCCGCTATCATATTCCAAGTTCAAAATATAATGAAGGCTGTTCAGTATATCGTTAATGGCTTCAAGCAGAGAACAATAGCGTTTCAGCTGGAAATTTTTAAGCGCTGCAGCTTCAAATTCACGGACAGCAAAAAGCTCATTCAATTTGCAAACTTCCAACAGCTGGCTGATGATTGCATCCGGCTTTCCCGAAACAATATAATAATCATTACCGAAAATCGGTTTAATTATCTTTTCATTCAGAATACCCCGCCATGTAGTGCCTGAAAGCGCCGCTTTCTTTTCGCCGGTATTGATTCTGTAGGAATTGATTTTTCCGCCGAATTCGCTTTTATCAACACTTATAAATTTTACGGATTTCATTTTTTCAAAAAAGCACAAATCAAAATTAAGCTCAAAATTATTCTCTTCACTGCCGACTGCTATATCAGCTATACCGTTTCTGAAAATAAAACGTTCTTTAAAGGATGCATCAATTGCAATTAAATCCATTCCGGCTCACTCCTTTTTTGCAGCAATTTAACAGAAGCCTTGGTATTTTCCGCAAGCGTTATATAATGCTTGCCGACAGGAATTTTGGCAAAAACATCGTAAGCTTTATTTCTTGTATACAATGCATCCTCCGTATTCCCCGCTGCATCTGTTTTTATAATGGTTCTGTCAATAGAATTAATCTTCAGCTTTTCGCCTTCCGACAACGTAATCATAAACTGATAGCTTTGATTTCCGATAATAAGATACGGATTAACAGACGAACAGCCTTCTGCATTTTCAATTTCAAATTCAAAATCTGCCTGCTGCGAAAAATCATTTGTAACAAATTCATTATTTAATGCGGAAATATATGCATAGGGATATTTATATGCGTATTTTTTTGTGCCGACATATTTTGAAATATTATAAAATGAATATTGTTTTTCTTTAATCCAATCCGGCGAATCGGTAACAAGTGCAATATCCTTTTTCAAAAAACACCTGTGTGTCAGATAGCACGCGGGAACGGATGAAATAATGAAGCATTTTAAATAACAATCACCGATATATAATCTGCCTGTTTCGCTGCTTTCAGGATGATTATTCTTATATTCAACATCTCTGTCAAAAACATTAAATATTTCATTAGCAATGCCTTTTACTTCCTGCGGTGTTCCTCTGATATAAATCGTGTTATTCTTGGTCAATATATCATCCTTGCCGAAGCGGGATATATACCCGTAATCCGAATGAATTAACCAAGAATATGTGCGCAAATCGCCCTGGCCTATGAACAGCTTTCCGTCTGTACCGAAGGAAACCACACTGCCGTCTATGGCTACATACCTACACTTTTCAGACATTTTTTGATTATCCTCCCTGCCTGTCTTTCCGTTAAGGTGCCGTCTGCCCTTTTGAATTCCGATTTCAGCATAAAACACAGCTCATTTTTAAAACTGTTAATAGCGTTTTCAACCCGGTAGCTGTCTGAACCCGAATTATAATTGTTCATAACGGAATTACTGTTATTATTATTGATATATGTATTGCTGTAATAGGCCTGCTGCATAGCTGCCGTATTGGCAACCGCACTCTGATAGCTGCGCTGCAGGGCTTCAATGGACGGCTGCAGTGCAATTTTAGGATTTTTCGGTGTAGATGCCGACATAAGCGTATCTGCAAGGGCAACAGCTTCTTTTTCAACGAGGTCAGTATTATTGCTTACGCCGATAGCTATGCCTTCATCATAATCTTTACCTATCTTTTTTCCTTTTTTGGACGGTGAATTTTCATCCAGACCCTCTTTGCTTTTTGTTCCAGCCATTAATTTTTGTGCTATTTTCTTACCTGCATCAGATATCTTATACAAGGTATTTTCAATACCGATTTTTATTCCTTCAACATAATCCGAACCGATTTTTTGGCTTTCAACACTTATATCGTAGCTTTGAATTTCAGTTCTGATACTCTCAATTGTATCACCGAAAGCTTTTTTGGAACTTTCTGGCAATTTTTCATATGCAGCAATAATCTCGAGACACATTGCAACCTGCTCTCCCGATAGCTCGGCACCTGAATCTATGGTTTGCTGAACAGTTTCAAGATAAGCACCTGTTGCTTCTTGATTGGTTTCGAGGAAATTTTCGCAAAATTCTTTGTTCTTTTTGTAGCGCTCTATATATGCTTTACCTTCTATGAAATCTGTGAGGATCCAATTATTTTCCGTATTACTTAAATGCTGTTCCTGCGCTGCTTGCTCTATTTCAGACATTTCCTTATTGTAATCGAAAAAGCCCTGCTTAAATGTTTCATAACCGCCATCAAATACAATCTGTTTTTGCGTAATTAAATCAATAGTGCTGTTCAACTTGTCATTCGCTGCCTGAATTTCTACATCACGTTCGGCATAAATACGATCTGTATTTTCCTTATACGCTGCATCTTCCTTTGACATAGTTTCTTCAAGGATTGAGATTTTAGCTGCTGCAGTTTCCTCTGCAGCCGTAACGGCCTCTGTTTTTGCAGTTTGCGCTTTTTTAATATAATTTGCCGCCTGGTCATCCGTAAGGCTGTTTTCCGCCTCAATCAGCGTTATAATCTTATCCTGTGTTTCTTTAAATAAGGCTGCCTGCTGCTCGGTGATTAATTCCAGTTCCTCAAACAAAGTATGAAGTTCTTCTTTTTCATTATCCGTCAAGGCTCTGCGTTCATCGGAAGCTGCTGTTGCAATATCATTAATTTTTTTCTGAATATTGTCATACTGCTGCTGAAGCTCGCTGTCCTTTTCGCTGAAATCAAGGCTGTTTTTTATAGCATCAACGGAACCGTCTGCCAGCTCAATTTTATTTCTGAAATCATCAATACCTTCGCCGATGGCATTCATGGTTTCCTGCGTTTCTTTTGAGCCGTACACAAGGCTTTTATACGCGGCATATAAACCCATAACAAGTGCTGTTGCAGCAGCAAATGCAATAGCGTACGCGCTTCCTGTGCCCAATGCTTTTACCATACCGGCAGCCTGAACAGTTGTATCACCCGTTGCGCCGTTAACTTCCATTATTGCTTTGGCAAGGCGTGTAATACCCTTTGTTGTATCGTCAAGCTTAAACTTTCCGATAACCTGAAGGAATTTGCCCGTTCCTGCTGCAAGGCTGCCGACGGTGCCCGTTGTTTTACCGAGTATCATCAGCAAAGGGCCGGCGGCAGTAGTCATTGCAGCAAATCTTATAATATTTTTGCGCTGCGATTCATCCAGACTGTTAAACCACTTAGCAAGCTCCTTAATTTTTTCGGATGCAGCCTCTGCATAAGGCATCATATCCTCACCGAATGTAATAGCAACCTCGTGCAGTGTATTTTTAACAACCTGAAACTTACTTTCAAGCGTTGCATAACGCTTTTCCACCTCTTCCGTAAGTGCCGTATTTTCACTCCATGCAGTATTTGCCTGCTGCGCAATATCCGTCAGCTTTTCCTCCGATTTCGAAAGGGCAAGAATTGTATTGGACATTCTTACTTCCTTAATATCCAAATCATCCAGAACAGCCACAGCAGATTTACCGTTTCTTTCGGTATCATTTAAGCCCTGTGTAAAAGCACCGATGGCTTCAACAGCATCCCTGCCCCAAAGCTCCTTAAACTCGGAAACGCTCATATTGGAAACACTTGCAAATTTGCTCAAATCGCCAGAACCTGTTTCTACGGCAAGCTGTATCTTTTTTAACAGCTTGCTGAAGGACGAGCCGCCTGCCTCGGCTTCGATGCCGACGGAGCTTAAGGATGTTGCAATTGCCATCATCTGGCTTTCCGAAAGGCCTGTAATTTCACCTGTGGAGGCAAGGCGCATAGCCATATTCACAATATCCGCCTCTGTTGTGGCAAAATTATTACCTAAACCAACGATAACGGAGCCTAAGCGCTCGTAATCCTTTTCTGACATACCGGTTATATTCGCGAATTTTGCAAGTGCGCTTGCAGCCTCTTCGGCGGATAGATTCGTGCTTTCACCCAATGCAATCATTACCTGCGTAAAGTCAAGAAGGCTCTCTGTTCCGATACCCAGCTGCCCCGCTATCTCTGCAACGCTTGCAATATCCTCTGCAGTTGCGGGGATTTCGGTAGATAAATCAATAATACTGTTATATAATGTTGCAAACTGCTCATCGGTTGCATCAATAGTTTTTTTTACGCCCGTAAATGCACTTTCATAATCCATTGCAGCATCCAGCGCCGTATAGCCGAGCGCGGCAGTAGCGCCGGAAACAACCGAAAACTTTCTTCCTGCACCTTCTATCTTATCCCCGGCGGTTTTCATCATATCGCCGTACTGTGTGCCCATTTTGCCTGCATTCATAAAAGAAGACTGCTGTTCTTTCAGTTCCTTGGTAACGGCATTAAGCTGTTTTTCAAGATTGTTCAGAGTTGCAGCTGCATCGTTATATTCAGATTGCATTTTATAAGTTGCTTCTGAATTTTTGCCGGCAGTTTGAATTGTTGCATTTAATTCTTCGTGATATTTTTTAACAATTAATTTCTGATTTTCAATTTGCTTAGCTACAAGAATTGATTCATCAGATAATTTTTTCTCTGCACTGGTTAACTGATTATATCCGGATTTCAGTTTATTAGCCTCTGATAATAATGCCTGCTGCTTGGATTTCAACGTTTCAAGTGATTCCGCACCGTTTTGCATATCATTCAGTTCCTTGGTAACGGCATCATATTCTTTTTTCAATTTGTTTAAAGCTGCAACTGAATTATTATATTGAGCATTTAATTTATATGTTTCCGTAGATGTTGAACCGGTCGCTTGGATTTGTGCTTCCAATTCCTGACAATTTTTATTAACAATCTGCTTTTGCGCTTCAATTTGCTTTTCAAGATTTTTAGTTTTATCAATCAGCTTTTGCTGTGAAGTAGTTTGTTCATCATATGTAGAAGCAAGCGCACGGCCTTCCGCCCGCAATGCCTGCTGCTGTCTTTTCAGCTTGCTCATGGCGGCAGTGTAAGCTGCTTCACCGTCCAGCACAAGCGTAGTTTTTATATTTCCTCTGGCAACACCCATGTTTTCACATCCTCCTTAAAATTAAATATCAACATATTCCGCTGACACGGTTTGTGACTTCTGATATTCAGATGATGTTTTTAACAATTCCCTTTGCAAAAGCGCTATGGTGCGCCAGGTTGAATTTAAAAATTCCTCATCCGTCATTGCGAAATTCTTTTTGACGAAAAAATAATTGAATGCCCATGTATCTGCTCCGCTTAACGATTCGTCACCGCCGGGGAACATTGAATTTATTTCGTTCAATTCAATCTGAAGTTCTTCGCCCGGCATATAATGCAGCATACCGTCCAGCACTGCAGCTTTGTATTCCTCTATTTCTTCATCATTAAAGTAAGCAATAAAGTTTTCAAGAGTAAAGCTGCTGTCGGCGCTCACGAGAGCCGAGAACAGCAACAGAACAATGCAGTCATAATCTTCCGATATAATTCCTGCCGTCAGCTCTTCAAAAGTTACTTCCTTCTGTATAACTTCCATTGCATTATTTTCCGCAATCAGCATGGTTCTGTTATTCCAGCAAAGCACACGGGCTTTGCTTGTTTTAATATTTACAATGTTTTCGTATGCAAATAATTCTGATAATTTGGTAAGCATATTAATAAACGGCAGTGCGGTTAATCCGCACCGCCTCCTCCGTTTTTAATTAACCCTCCGGGGTAAGTGTATCTACAGGATATTTAACTTCATCAAACCAGGTGCCGCCGATAGCTGCATCATAAGCGTCGGCATCCGTTCTGGTTGAAATCTTAAGCAGACCGTTCATAGCCTTATAAAAATTAAATTCAATTGAAGGTAAGCCAAAGGTGAAGCTTGTTTTTGTTTTAGACTCTGCCTCTTCCGACGGATGCTTTGCGGTACCGCAGAATAATGTTACAAACTTACTGTTTTTCCCGCTCATGGAAAGCTCCAAAAGAAGCGCAAGCTCGGGCGCCTGATCGCCGTCCTCTTCAATCATGCTGCCTTTTTTATCGATTCTGTGACCGTACATTTTCGCTTCCGTTGCCTGCGTTATGCCGGAGGCATCCAATGTAACGGTGTAGCCGGTAATCTCGCTGCCGCCTGCTTCAACGGCATCGTTTGTATTCAGCTCTGTATCTGCATATACCGGGGCAATCGCTACCTTGCGGCATCTTGTAACCGGCTCAACGGCAGCGTGTGTTAATTCATTTCTTGTGTTTTTGGTTACAAGCGCAATTGCTGCGCGCTTTACGCCGACAATCTTAGGTACAATCTGGTCAAAATTTGGTGTAGTAGTAGACATAATTAGTCCTCACTTTCGTTGTTATAAAAATAATTTAATTCCAAATCAAAACGTTTAAGGCCTGTTTCCTTCTCATAAGCCTCATAGCCGTCCGAAACAAAAAAGCCTGCTGCGCACAGTGCCTTTTTACACTGCACTTTTAAATTTCTGAATTCGTATTTATCCCGAATATTCGGTTTAATATAAACGCTTAATGTAATATCATCAAATAAAACCTCTGCTTCATCAGATGAAGAAAGCCTTGCTTCCATATTCCCCTCAAAGGAATACACGGCAAAAATTTTTGGTTTTTTTCCGAAAATATTTTCATCCCAAAACAATTCACAGGAAGTAATTTTCAGACTTGCCAGTACTGTTTCCAATATTGATAATGCATTTTCGTTCTTACTTTGCAATTCTGTCCACTTCCCCTAAAAGTATTTCACTCGCCTGATGAATCAGCTCTTCCTCACTGGCCTTAACAGTGGGATTCCAAAACGGCTTTTTTGCCTGTTTGCTGCTGCCGTATTCGGCAACAACCAGCTTAAACACATGCTTGTCTGCATCCCAGTTTTTCCGGGCGCGTTTGCCCTGCTGTGCGCCTTTAATACCTCTTGGCGAAACGAATATCGTGATTTTGTTTTGTTTTTTTGAACGGCTTTTGGCTTTCTTGATGATTTCTTTTAAATGCTTGTCCCTGTGCCTGCTGCTGCCATCATAAGGCGCGGCAGCAATCAGTTTGCCCTGCAGGGTATCAGCCATAGCCCCCAGAGCTTCAGGCACCTTTTCGGGAATTTTACGAACAAGGTCATCCAGCATTTCGCATAATCCCTCATTCTGAAATTCAATCCTTGCCATATTCCCACTCCTTCAGCTGCAGCACAATTATCGGCGGCGCCGTTGTTTCAATGGGCTGCTGCTTCCAGATTTCATAATCATGCCGATTAATGCAGACGACTGCATTTTCGGGTATCAGCTGCACAGCTGCATTAAACGGAATATGCACAACCTTAACAATCCGGGCATCCGAGGACATGGCCGCATTAAAACGGTTTTCCGTTACGGTTTCATTTCCATACGGTATTCGGGAAGCGAATAATTTTCTTACTCCCATATCCATATACTCAATATTCAGAAATCCGCTGTTGAACAAAGCTTTTTTAATTTTCTTCGGCATATGCCTCACCTTGATATTTAAGCCTTAAATTGATTAATTTTGATTTGTAGTTTTCTTCAAAAAATTCACTCTGCTTATTCCATGCATATTGCACATACGCCATAAGCAAAGCACCTTCCGCAGAACCGGAAACAAAAGAAATATTATCCGCTCCCGCATAATCGCAGAGGGCGGTTTTCCCCTCTGCAATATATCGCTGAACTTTTAAATCCGTTTCTTTATCGTTCCAATAAATATTCAATTCGGATTTAAAATCCTGCAGGCTTAATTCAACAGGCATGGATTAGCCCTCTGAATTCGTCTGCTCTTCTGCAGGTGTCGTTGTCTGACTGACTGTCGGAATCGGATGTTCTTCGTCGTTCACAATAAACACTTCCTGATTTGCAACCTTGAAATTTGTAAGGTCAAGCAGTATGAAATCGTTTTCGTCAACAAAGGAACCGTTTGCATAACAGAAAATTTTAAATGCTGACATATGCTCGGCAAAATGGATGCTGTTGTCCTGTTCAATTTTTCCGTTCTTGCTTGAACCGGTTGAAATGAAAAATTCATACTTTCCGTAAATTCCGAGAATGGCTTTATTTTCATCAACCGAAACAGACGGAATAACCACTGTAGGGTACGGAAAAATCATTTCGGAATAGGTGCCGTCCGGACGTCTCACACAGCTTGCGGGCATAATTTTAGTGAGAATGGTTATCGGATGCGCAACAAGAATAACCTTCTCAATATTTCTTGCCCTGTCTTTACTGTTCATGACCAGCTTTGAAATAAGCTCGCCGTATGTAGTTGGCTTGAAATCCGATACATCAACAGCTGTTTTTAATGAATACTTACCCTGCGCATCCGTTCCCTTTGATTTGGTTTTATCCATTCCGATTGGGGAATTTGCGCCGTTACCGCTTACAATGCCCGTTTCCATACCGAGACGGAAACATTCCTTAAGTCTGCCAATAACATAGCTTAAAAGCCAAGCAGGGCCCATGTCCAGCATTTCCCTCGGAACAACAATAATTTTTGCCAGTTTTAACATCTGCGTGGGAAGCGTATTAAGTTCGACATTTGTTTCACTGATGGTCTGCCCCATTTTTGACCATGTTGCAGGATCGCTTTCCGATTCATCAAGTATCATCGTTGCCATAAAGCCGCAGTTGGTAATATTAACCGCCTGCAGCAGCGGGCTTTCCGCAACGGCTTCGTTAATAATCCTCATTATAAAGGTTTCAGGAAATGCATTAACCGGCACGGTAACGGCCACAGTAGCATCCTTTTGCGTTTCAATAAGATTTTTAAAGCTCTTGATTTCTGCCGAAGTGTACTGCGTAATACCCGCCTTTTCAAGAATCGCAGAATCGTTGCTTCTCTTATACGCTTCGAATTCATTTCGAAGCTGTTTTGTGTGGAATTCTCCGAGTTTCTGAAATGATTTTGCAACCGCATCGGCATCATTTTCCTTTAATGCCTTTACAAAAGCTGTTTGCAGTGCGGTTAATTCTGCATTTTTTTCTTCAAGTAATGTCATTTTTTATTCCTCCTTTAATGACAATGCACAAATTAATGTGTCTATAATTGATTTTTCTTTATGATGAACTTCAAAAGCTGCCGGGTACGGCTCTCTGAAGCTAACATCCGTATTTTTTGTTGTACCCGCACCGATTTGAGCGGGTACGGCAACGAAACTCCATTCATATGCATCCGTAGGATTTTTAAGATTGGTAAAGCAAATCTGGCCATCATATTCGCAGCCTTGCTTATGTTCGCAACGGTTCATTCGCATATTTTTGCCGCAAATGCTGCAAACAGGATTTGCAATTGCACAAGCAACCGAAACTTCTTTACGAATTCCCATTTGAATTTCCGTAATTAAATCTGCATTACTTGCTGTTTTAGCCATATAAGCAAGTGCTTCCAGCTGCGCATACGGCTCCCCGTATTTTGTAAGCCTGCTGCTGTCGGTAACAACCTCTGTTTTAATAATTCTTGCCAATTGTGCGGCACTGCGCATGGAATGGTCCTCAATGCCTGTTTTACCGACGAATAATTCCGCAAGCGTATTTAATGCATCGGTTGAAAATGCTTCAAAATCACGGTCAATATCGTTATGACAAAGTACTACCCGGAAAACGAATATATTTTCCTTTTCAATGTCATTAACCAAAGAATACTTTTTAATTTCCTCAATGATTTCGTCCGTAACTTCAAGTGATTTCTGGACAATTGCAGGCTTATTCAGTTTTTCCATCTTTTTCACCACCTTTCGCTGTTCGATTTATTGCATCCTCAATCGGTCTGTAGTTTAAGGTCATCCAATGGCGCTTACTCCATTCTGTGTTTAACCTTCTTCCGCCTCGGGCTTCTATTAAATCATCAATAGAATACTGACCTGATGCAATAAGCTTGTCTGATGCCTCCGCATTTTCAAAAACAGATATATCACGCAAAGGGGCAAGACTGATACTGACGTAATTTCCCTTTTTGAAGCCCTCTGTTTTATAAACAGCTGCATTTATGGCATTTTCAAGAAGCTCCGCAATAGGCTTAACTGCCTTGCCGACTGTATATTTATCGGCATTTTCAGTGTTTTCAATATTACCTAATATGGCTGCAGGGTGAATGCCGTAACCGATTGCGGTTTTGGAAATCATTTCGTTAATAATATTTCGTATATCCTCAACCTCGCTTTTTTTGGTTGAGCTTCTGTCTGCATTTAAATCTTGATAGCTCATTCCCTGATACAGCGGCAAAACGGAATTTTTGTTATTTGAAAAGAATTTTCTGAAATCCTCGTTCAATAATTTTGTTACCTTTTCCTGAAATTTCTCGTTACCCGATTGCATTGCTTCGATTGTCAGAATACCTTTTTTGTAACTGGAATTGGTGAAATTATCCATTGCGGTTTCAGTAAGCTCCTGCAAACCTGAAAGCAAATGCGAAATCTTCTGCCGAATATTAACCTGTTCATTGCTGAATTTTATGTAAATTTCATCCTTTGAATAGAATGTGTTTACAAAACGCTCCTCGCCGACCTGAACAGATGAAAACATATATTCACCGGTGCCGTAACGCTTTGCTTCAAAGCTGTCTGCAATAATTAGGTCATTACCTTTTTCAAATATCAAAACCTCGTTTTGAATTAAAAGTTTGCTGACGAATTCCTTTTTAAATTCGGATGCACTTTGATAAGCATTCGGCTTAATGTTCCATCTGTAATAATCCGCATCATACTGCACCTCATTATTCCGATAACAATTAATTCTGCACTTTGAAAATTCTCTGGCAATATATTCAACTACAACAAAATGGGCATATATTTCAGCATTGATTTTTCTTTTTATGTAATCTGAATTGCGCACTAATTCTTCAATTAACTGTTCAATTTCATCATCGGAATTTTGCTTTTTTCGATTAAAAAATATTCCCATAATTTTTTCCTTTCGTTAATATTCATAAACACTGAATTCAAAATCATTAAACGCTGCATACCCCTGCAGCAAATCAAGACTTGTCATAGCTGCGGCAAATGCCATGAATCCATCCGTTTTCCTACTGTGCGGTTCCTGTTTTCCATAAGAAAATTCCTCTCGTTTTTCAGGGCGCAGCATTGCATTATTTACATACCAGCGCATCAGCGGCGAATCGCCGAAAATAATGTTGTGATTGGTAAAATAACTGTCAATAACCGGAACTGCCTTAATAATATCACTCGGCCGCACAAGCTTAATATTGTTTTTGCCGTTTTTATCTGCATCAAATCCAATATCAATTAAGGCAGCCTTTACAAGCGAATAACGATAATTATCAAGATTTGCATTAACCGGAATATATCCGTGTTTTATAATTTCATCATCAAGCCAATCTGTAATCATGTCCGCCGAAATTTCAGGTGCATCAACAAATGTCAATAAACCGTCAGCCTCCCACTTTTTCAGCGGTGCCTTAATGCGATGCAAATCATCAGACCTTGTACATACCCAAGTATGGCTTTTCCAAACAACCTTGCCGTCAACAAGGAACAGAAAGCCTGCTGCTGCAAAATCCTTTAATCTGGCATAATCTATACCGACAAGGCAATACATACCATCTGTGTTTACCATTGGCTGATTTGTAGCCTGAATATTTTCAAGGCTTGTAACAGGTTTTTTATTTGTACCTTTCGGTCGGCCCATTTTCTTAGTCATAAACGCTAAATGGGATGAAGGACTGCGCTTGTATTTGTTGTAATCGCGACGCCAGCTTTCCATAATGTTTGGAAGATAGATAATAGACGGATTTGCCATAACCCAATTCTTTTCATCATGCACCATATCATCCTCGGGAAGTCGGCAAATAAACGGATATACACCGTTATCGTCAATTACACCATTCAGAATGTCAGCGGCGTTCTGTATCATCTCATCCATAGGACCATCTCGCACATCACCAAATGAGGTTATTTTGGTAATTCGTCCGTTCTCAATTTTACCGATACCGCCTTCAAGCACATCAAGCAGTGCCGAATTTTCATAAGCATGCAATTCATCAAAAACAAGTCCGCCCTGACGGCCGCCATCCTTTGATTTCGGCGCCGAAGTGCCGTAATAAATTTTTGAACCTGTTTTTTTATTTGCAATTCTTGTTTGACTCCATGTGAAATACTTTTTAAAATAATTCGGATTGCTTTCAAGAATACTGTACAGTTCATCAAAGCTTTGCTTCGCATTATCCTGTGCAACCGCGAATGTACCGACATCAAAATTTTTAATACCGTTAACCGGGCTTATCCACGAAAACTGTTCAAAGCTGCTGTAACCGTTTTTTCCCGACTCTCTGCCTATCGCTATCTGCAGCTCCGGGAAGCGTAAAAATCCGTCACGGCGAAACATGCAGTTATGAATCGTGAAGCAATAACGTTCCCAGGGAAAAAGCTTAAAAGGGAAATATTTTTCGAGTGCGAAATATCTGTCCGCCAATGCATCATCAACATAAACATCTTCATTTTCAAAAACTCTTTTTATAAGCCGGATGCCTTGATGCTGTTCTGGGCAGGCTAAGATTTCGCCGCTTTCGATTAAGCCAATATAATTTTGAATGTTATAGTTCAGATTCAAAATCATCATCCTCATTCAAAATAGTGTCAACCGTTAATCCAAGCTGATTAAGAATAGAAAGCTTTTGCTTATTACACATAATTTTTGCCTTGATGCTGGGATTTTCCTTGTCATACTTTTTGCCCTGTGCCGATATGGCAGTGTAAACAATACCGCGCTCTTCAATATCCTTCTTGAATGCCCGTTCCTGCTCTTCAAAATTCATATAATCATCAATTAAAGAGAGAAAAAACGGCGTTTTTGCCCCTTTTTTATCCAATTGTTCCACAAGCGAATCTTTAATTTTCTTTAAAGTTATATTTTTTTTAGATGCCAGATTTTTCAACTCCTTTTATCAGACGAATTTTCCCTCGCGTGCGCGAGGTCTTTAAAATGGACGGGGGCAGCTCGGTTGTCGCAAGTGTAAAAAAATATAAAAAAATTGACCGGGGGGGTTACCAGCATTCCTCGGTCAAGATATTATTGTTATTTGTTTTTTCGATTTCATTATGACAAGGCCAGCAAACGGGTTCAATGTTATCCGGATCAAGTGCGAGTTCCGGATTAAGCTTAAGCGGTTTCTTATGATGCCCAATACCCTTACACTTCTTAGCGTTGCTTTCGCCAGGTCGAAGAAGCAAAGTCAATCTGCCTTTGCGCTTGCACTCCTGGCATTCAAAATGATTGCGCTCAAAAGAAATCAGCCTTGCCTTCCGCCATGGGCGGGAGGTGTAGAATTCGGAAAGCTTATCCTTAAGAATTAATTCATTAATCCATTCCTTTAATTCTGCATTCATTTTTTATTTGGCACACGAAAAATATAACAATATCTTTTGCCTGCTGCATACATCAAATACTGTTGTATGTAGCTTATGGCAAATAAGAAATGCACAGAAAAATCATTCGTTTTTTATCTCTGCAACAATATTGTAAATAACTTTTTCGTTCCACAGTGCCCTATTTTTCAAATTTGATTGTTTTTTTCAGCTATTATGTATAACAATTTCCGCTTTCTGTAATAAAAATTCTTTCTGCTTATTCCGGGAAGATAAAAGTGCTCATATACATTATTCTTGCTTTCACAGTTTAAAACGAGAGCGTTTTTAACAGCATTTTTCAATGGAATATTTTTAATATCTTCGCACACCTCTTCCAGTGCCGAATTAACATTTTCAATAATAAACTGCTCATTTTCATTACTTAAACCACGGCGCGCCTCATCTGTGCGCCTGAATTGCCCCGCAACAATCCAACACACAGAATATTTAACATCTCTCGGAAGTTTAAATTCATTCTTCATCAACTATTCACCAAAACAATTTGACCATTCTTCTTTTAAATTTTCATAATACGGCTTCAATACCATCTGCTCGAAATTATTATTCTTATTGCTTAATGATTTTAAAACTGCATCTGTTGCATTCTCTTTAAACGCTTTAGCAAATATCTTCTTTCGTCTTTTATATTTATTAAGCATTTTTTCGTAATGATTATCCGTTACGCCTGCAAAGTATCGTTTGCCGCATTCCGGACATTCAAGATATGTAATTTTTACGCCCTCCTCCTCATCAACCGTTTTCACATTAAACTGCGGTTTGAATTCAGCATTACACTTATTACATGTGCATATAAAATCTTTTTGCATAATCAACACTTCCTTTTTTTATTACCATGATTTGTATTTTTATATTTAAACATAACAACGGAAACATACCAGTGCCCATTGTATTTGTTATACCTTGAAAAGCAACGTATGAAACGATAGCCTTTATATCTTTTTTCCCAATAATCGGCATCGTCACAATGAAGCTTCGCCATTCTCTCAACAGTTTTTCTACCAATTTTACCGTCAATGGGTTTTAATACTTTAGGCTGCTTCAAGCCTTTCGCAGTAACATAATTCTTTTTTCCCTGCGGGTCCTTTCTGATATATTTACAGAAAGCTTCCGGGCCGTATGTATCAGGATCATATTCATCAACATTCAAGTGACCGTTATGCCACAACTTTTTAATCTTTTCTCTTGTTATGCCTCGTCCTTGAATTATCAAATGAAAATGCGGATTAGGCAGTCCCTTTTTCGCTCCTGATTTATACACACTGCATTCTCTGACATAAATATATAAAGAACGTTCCAAGCCGTTTCGTTTTTTGTAATCATTAATTCTTCTGATGAAGTTTTTAATTATTTTATCCAATTCTTCAAGCGAGGAAGGCGAATTATTAACAGTGAATGTCGGAGTACAAACAAAATCCCTCTCATCAAAATTAGCATTAATCAGTTGTATTATTCTTCTTGTTCCGCGATTGTAATTGTATTCCATTTGTTCTTCTGTGCTCGGATTTGTTTTCGGCGCTCTTGTCGGAATTCTTCTGCCGGATGGATTTATAGGAAAAAAATCCACGTTTAACAATCTGTTTGCTTTTTCTTTATGTTCCCGAATCATAATTTAAACCTTCCACAAATTTTTAACAAAGAAAAAAGAAGCAAAAAAGAAATTATATTAAATGTTGAAATATGGAATATTCTTTACGGTTACATTATGGAAATCAAAGATTGCCACAATGTAACCTAAATATCCCACATTCCAACATTACGACTACTACTATAAAACATCATAATCATAATATATAAACAATAGCTATATTTACTTCCTTTTTTCGTTGACTTGTTAACATACAGTACAAGCCCTTTTGCCGGACTTTCACCAGCTTGTTTTTTATACGGAAATTCATTATAGACCAAATGCAGCTACCTTCAGACCTAAGTTCGGAATCGGTCTGCTAAGTGAATTTTTTATCTGCTGCGAAAACCGTATTTATA